TACGAGGCCGATGCATTGCGGGTGTCGGCGTTGGAAGCCGAGCTTCGTCGGTTGCGGCAGCAGGTGGAGGACGGCACCAGCGATGCACTCGAACGGGAGCGAGAACGGCATGAGTCCCTTGTGGGCGCCTTCGAGTCCCGCATGATGATTGTTGCGCGGTATTTCGGAGAATACCGACTGACGCCCGAGGAACTCGCCGAGATGCGTGTTGCTATGGGCTGGGCCGGGGCTACGGGCTATGTCGCCGAGAAAGGATCCAGGTTCGGTTACGTTCATCCATCAGCGGTCGCCGAGGCCGATAGGTATACCCGGATGGCAAGGAACCTGCTTAGGGCCATGGGTCCAGAGGCTATGGAGGCGTACCTTGCGTTTGCCGAAGGGTACTCCACGAATCGGCTGGATCGCAGGGATCTGATGCGCGTCACCAGTGCCAGCAAGTAGCAGCCCCCCTTGGACTGCTTGGACCTGGCCGGTGACCTCCTCGACCCTCCTACGCGCCCCGAGGCCGCCACCCCGGTCGCGTTCGCTGAGGCGTACAGCCGTGGCCAGTTCCGCCGGTACCGGCACATCGAGGAGATGGAGCGGGCGCTGCTCGAGACCATCGCCGCCGGCGGCCGGCTCATCCTCAGCGCCTCGGTGCGGCACGGCAAGAGCCAGCTCGCCTCGCTGTGGCTGCCCGCCTGGTACCTCGGCACCCACCCCGACCGGCGGGTCATCCTCGCCGGCCACGAAGCCGACTTCGCCGCCCGGTGGGGGAGAGGCGCCCGCGACGTCCTCACCGAACACGGCCACGCCTTCACGACCCCCGTCGCCGTGTCTCGCCGATCCGAGGCCGCGAACCGCTGGGACCTCGACAAGCCCCACGTCGGCGGCATGCTGACCGTCGGCGTGGGCGGCTCGCCGATCGGGCGCGGCGCCGACCTCCTCGTCGTCGACGATCCGGTGAAGTCGTACGAGGACGCCATGTCGCCGCTCAAGCGGCAGCGAGTCAAGGAGTGGTGGACGGGCACGATGACGTCCCGGGTCGAGCCCGGCGGCGCGGTCATCCTGATCATGGCGCGCTGGCACGAGGACGACCTCGCCGGGTTCCTCCTGCGCGAATCCCCGGACGACTGGCGGGAGCTGCGCCTCCCCGCGATCTGCGACGACTCCGCCAACGACCCCCTCGGTCGCGTCGACGGTGAGCCGCTGTGGCCCGAACGCTGGCCGACCGAAGCGCTCGACCAGCGCCACAAGGAAGTCACCCTCGCCCTCGGTGAGGCGATCTGGATGGCGCAGTACCAGCAGCGCCCCCTGCCGCCCGGCGGCGGCATGTTCCCCGAACGGAAGTGGTCGTTCGTCGCCGGCCACGAGGTGCCGATCGGATTGGCGTGGGTGCGGGCCTGGGACCTCGCCGCCACTGAGGACGCGGGCGACTGGACTGTCGGGGCGCGCATGGCCCGCCTCCCGGATGGCCGGTTCGTGGTCGCCGATGTCGTGCGTGGCCAGTGGGATTCGCGGCGGGTGCGCCGTGAGATCGAGGACGCCGCCGGCCGGGACCCGCTCCGCACGATGATCGAGCTGCCGCAGGATCCGGGCCAGGCCGGCAAGGACCAGGCGCAACAGCTCGTGGCGCTGCTCGCTGGTCGCAACGTCCGGGCGCGCCCGCAGACCGGATCGAAGGAGGTGCGCGCCGTCGGCTACGCCGCCCAACAGCAGGCCGGGAACGTCGTGCTCGTCGAGGGCGACTGGAACGGGCAGTGGGTAGCGGAGCACGCCGGCTTCCCTCGTGGTACCCACGACGACCAGGTCGACGTCGGGGCGATGGCGTTCAACCGGCTGTCGGGCCGGCTACTCGCCCCGGTGGTGTCACCGGGCGGGGTGGCGCAGGCAAGTCAGAATAGGGTCGGCTGACCAGGAGGCCCGATGGCGACCAGCGCTACCCGATCACGATCGAACGGCTCGAAACCGAAGACGGCTGAGGTGGCGAAGGCGCCGGTACCGACCCGCGAGATCGGTGTCACCGGTCTGCGCCACACGGGCGGCGTCATCCAAGAGGAGTGGCTCCGGGAACTCGACTCGTTCCGTGGGGTACGCACCTACAAGGAGATGCAGCTCGACGCGATCGTTGGCGGTGTCCTGCAGGCGATCACGTCGGAGATCCGCCGGGTCGCCTGGGACATGGAGGCCGCGGACGAGACCCCGGAGGCCGAAGAGGCGGCCGAGTTCGTCGACCAGTGCCGCGACGACATGTCGACCAGCTGGGCGGACTTCGTCGCCGAGGCGTTCTCGATGCTGCCGTACGGGTGGGCGCTGCACGAGCTCGTCTACAAGGTCCGGCGCGGCGAGGTGGCCGGGCAGCCGGGGGCGTCGTCGAAGTACGAGGACGGCCGGTGGGGTTGGCGGAAGATGCCGATCCGCGCCCAGGACACCCTCGACCACTGGGAGTTCGACGACGAGGGCGGCATCGCCGGCATGTGGCAGCGCGACCCGAACGCCGGCGGCGCGCTCATGTTCATCCCGATCGAGCAGGCGCTGCTGTTCCGCCCGACCGCCCACAAGAACAACCCGCAAGGCGTGAGTGCCCTACGCTCGGCGTACATCCCGTGGTATCGGCGCCGGCGCACGCAGGAGGCGGAGGCGATCGGCATCGACCGGGACATGGTCGGCATCCCCCGCTTCTGGGTGCCGGCCGACTGGCTCGGCGGATCGGCCACGGCCGAGCAGTCCGCGGCGGTCGAGGCGTTCAAGCGGACGGGCGAGCAGATGCGTGTGGACGAGCAGGCGTGCATCGTGATGCCGTTGGCGTACGACGCCGACGGCAACAAGATGTTCGACGTCGACCTGATGTCCAGTCCGGGCACGAAGACGATGAACATCGGCGACACGATTCACCGCCTGAACATGGAGATCGCCGTCACCGTCCTGGCGGATGTGGTCCTGATCGGCCACGACGCCACGGGCAGCTTCGCGTTGTCGAAGGAGAAGTACGACGCCTTCACCCGGGGGCTCGAGGCGTGGGTGCAGGCGTTCGCGGCGACCATGAACCGTCACGCCATCCCGCGGCTCTGCCAGATCAACAGCATCCCGTTGGCGTTGGCGCCGAAGCTGTGCCCGCAGCCGATCGAACGGGTCGACCTCGACGCCATGGGCCGGTACCTGACGGCGTTGGCCGGGGCCGGCTACCCGCTGTTCCCCGACGGCGAACTCGAGGGGCACCTCGCCCGGATCGCTGGCCTGCCGTACACGCCGCCGGACCAGCGGCCCGAGATGGCGGCGCTCGCCGAACTCAAGCCGCCCGCACCGCCGCCGTTCCCACCGCCCCCGCCGGGGCAGCAGCAGGCGGCGCCCGATGGTGAGCCCGCCGCCGGCGCGATGGGTGAAACGAAGCAACCGCAGGAGGCGGCGTGACCTCTGAGCCTGTGTTGGCCAGCAGGATCCCGGTGGTCGAGCGGGTGCCGCTGCGGGTCCTCACCTACCGGCCAACCCCCGAACCGTCGCCCGGTGCCGTGCTGGTCGCCGCGTTCGGTTCGCATATCTGACAAGGAGCAGCCCGTGCCCCCCACGAAGAAGGCCGCCGCGAAGGCGGCCAGCAAGCCTGAGCCGAAGCCGACGGTCGACGTGGCCGCGTGCTGCGCCGACTGGGCCGACGCCCGGGACCACATCCGGGTCATCGACGCCCAGACCGGCCCCGACGCCCCCCTGCCGGCCCGCGAGGCCGAGCGGCTGGCGACGGAGCGGGCGAGCCATGTCGCCGCCCAGGAAGCCGCCGAGGCGGCTCTGGCCGGCTGATCGGTGGCCGTCACCACGAAGGCGAGGCGTCCCCTCGTGGGGCGGCCACCAGCCAACAGCCACGACCATGTACGCGTCGCCGACGCCGCCGTGCCCGAGATGCGCCGCCAGTGGCTCGCGCTGCTCGAGCAGCTCGCCCGCGACTTCGACCCGGGCCACGCCGCGCACCTCGCTGCCTTCACGACCCCCGCGATCACCGCCTCGGCCACGGCGCCCGGACTGGTGGCGAAGAAGGTCCCATCGCTCGCCGACCTGGTCGCCACCCTCGCCCGTGTCGCCTCCCGCGCCGGCCGCCTCGTCCTCGGCGCCCCGCCGTTCCCACCGACGCCCTCGTTCGCCGGGTCGTTTGACCAGGTCAACGAGCACGCCGTCGCGTGGGCGGAGCAGCGGGCCGGGGCGCTCGTCGCGGACATCGACACGCAGACCCGCCAGACGATCGCCCAGCTGATCGCCCGCGGTCAGGCTGGTGACCTCGCTGTCGATGACATCGCCCGCCAGATCCGGCCGCTGATCGGGCTCACCGCTCCGCAGGCGACAGCGGCACTCAACTACCGGGACAGCCTTGTGGCCCGGCAGATGCAG